ACGGGGAGCACTACGAAACTTTCGTAGTGCAAAATTTGAACAATACCCAGTCCGAAGGGCTTCGACTTACCGCGGACCAATGCAAGTTGGTCGCCATGCGTGAGTCGAAGGGTGTTCGTCGTCGCGTGCTTGCCCGACTGAATGAGCTGGAAGGGCAGCAGGCGCGCCCGATGACCCAGGCCGAGATCACCGCCGCCAACGCGAACCACCTGGTGGCAGTCGAGCGCCAGCAGAGAGAGCAGCAGGCAGCGCTGGAGCGGATCGAGCGCCGCGTCGATGACCTCAGCCAGACCATGGTCTGGGACCACTGCCCGCAGAACTGCCTGTCGCTGTCAGCAGTGAAGGCAACGATGCTGGCGCGCTACGGCCTGTCCGGGGCAGTCGTGGACTACGTGCTCAAGGAGTGGCCGCACCAGCCTAACCCCGCCGGCATGGTCCGCAACGGCCATGAGGACGCGAAGGGCAGCCAGTACCTGGTCTGGTCGAAGACGCTGGTCACCGTGGCGTTCAAGCGCTTCGTTGACGAAAGCGAAATGATCAACGCCACCCAGGCCTCCCATCCCTACTTCAACGGCCGGTTCCGCCTGGCGGGGAAGGTGCATCCATGAAACGGAACCTGAGCAAGGCGCAGGTGATTCAGCTGGTGGCCGACAGGGCGGCCGAGTTCTATCGGGCGCAGTCGCTGGCGCGGCGCTTGAAGATGCGGCTTAACCGCGAGTACGGCGCGTTCTTCCAGGCCCGGGGTGAGCCCGACCCCAAGAGCCGTCGTATAGACCCCTCGAATCCGATGTACGACGCAGTGATTGCCTACACGGCAGACACCTACGAGCTGTACCAGAAGGCGCTGCGGGCCAAGCACAACGCCAAGCGAGCAATGGAATCAGCCATCAGGGCGATGATCGGCCCCGCTGTCGATCTCGAGCCACCGCTTGCCCCTTCGCCATTGCCACCTATGCCGCTGAGACGGACCACCGTCACCGGGGAGACTTTGCAATGACCACGATCCCGAACCCCGACCAGGCGCCCCAGCAGCGCGCTGGCGCAACGATCATCAGCGGCCCATGGCCAAGCTATGCCGGCTTCCGTGATCTGCCAGATCGCGACCGCTGGGTGCTTTACGGCAGTGCGAAGGCCTACCGCGAGGCGCTGGAGCTCCAGGGCCTGGTGATGAGCGAGAGCTACGACGCCTTCGTGCGCCGCGTTACAGAGGAGCTTGAGCTGTGAGCACCATTCTGATGACCGCCTGCTGGCCGCTCGAAATGAGCGCCGCGCAAAAGTCGGTCTTGATCTCCCTGGCCGACAATGCCAACGACGACGGCGTGTGCTGGCCTTCCATCGCCAGGATCTGCGAGCGCACCTGCCTGAAGGAGCGAGCAGTGCGCAATGCGATCCGCTGGCTGGAAAGTGTCGGCCTCCTGGTGGCAAAAGAGCGGGCAGGGCGGTCGACCTACTACGTCGTAACCCCGGCATCTTATGCCCCCGGCATTAAATGCCCCCCTGCACCAGATGCCGGGGACCCCGGCACCACGTGCCCCACACCCCGGCACCAGATGCCGGACACCCCGGCACCAGATGCCCCCAGAACCGTAATAGAACCCAAAGGTGAACCATCAAAGAACCGTAAAAGGGGAAGTGATGGGTTCACGGTTGAGCAGATGCTCGAACTGGCACCCACTGATCTGAGCGAGCAAACCGCCCGTGACTACTTCCAGTTCCGGAAGAAGAAGGGGCCGCTGAATTTGACTATCTGGAACAACGTCCTGGCCGAGCTAGAGGGTTGTCGAGCGGCGGGCATCAGCCCCGACAAAGCCCTGGCCGAGGCAATGACCGCTGCTTGGCAGGGGTTCAAGACATCCTGGATCGTTGATCGTCTGAGCAAAGCAGCTTGGACCCCTGGGAGTAGCGGAGTGCCGTCCCGCCTCAACAACCTCCCGCAGCACACCGACGATATGTACGAGGAGAGCCACGATGGCCGTGCAAATTTCTGATCTGTTCCACCGCACCCCGGCCAAGCGCATCTTCGCCGGGCAGTGCCCTGTCCACGGCGAAGTCGACAAGACCGAGGTCGAGCAGTTGGATGGCTCGATGCTGGCGCGTGGCTGCAAGCGCTGCCAGTGGGAGGCCTTGCACATGGCTCCGCGTGACGGCGAGGCCTACGCGCAGGCCAAGGCCCAGGCACTGGCGGAGCGAACCACCGCGGCGCTCATTGGTGCCGGGATCACGCCGCGCTTCGCCGAGGCCACGTTCGATGGCTACGTGACCGAGAGCGACCAGCAGCGTAATGCCCTGGCCAAGTGCCGAGACTACGCCGAGCAGTTCCCGACCCACTTCCGCGCTGGGCGCTCGCTGCTGCTGACCGGCAACGTCGGTTGCGGCAAGACCCATCTGGCCAGCGCGATTGTCCGAACCCTGGTGGCCGACCGATGCAGGGCACTGATCATCCCGGCTAGCGACATCATCAGCATCGCCCGCGCCTCGATGGTCCCTAATTCGGGCTACACCGACCGCGATGTGGTGCTTCACCTGGGTGGCCTGGACCTGCTGGCGATTGATGAGGTCGGCTGCCAGAAGGGCAGCGAGTATGAACTGGGCTTGCTGCACGCCATCATCGATCGCCGGTACCAGGCCGTGCTGCCGACGGTGCTGATCAGCAATCTTGACGCGCACAGCACCCCCAAAACTCCTGGGTTAGACGCGTTCATCGGTAGTCGCGCATTGGATCGTCTGCGGCAGAACGGAGGCCAGCAGGTCGGCTTCACCTGGTCCTCTATGAGGGCGACGGCATGAGGGAGCTATTCAGCGACGAAGCCGAACATGGTGTGCTCGGCGCGGTATTGCAGGCAGGCCTGCAGCAGGACGCAGGCCTAGTCGAGGACATCCTTGGCCAGATGAGTTCCAGCGACTTCTACCGGGACGATAACGCCGCCTTGTTCGAGGTCATGCTCGAGTGCCGCGACCGCAGCATGCCTATTGACCCTGTGACCGTTGGAACGATACAGCGCAACTTGCCGAGTTCTGGTTCGGTCATGGCCTATGCCGCCGAGCTGGCCAGGAGCGTCCCCTCGGTAGCCAACTGGAAGGCGTACGCCAGACACGTCAAGGAATGGGGCGTGATCCGTCACATCCTCGGCATCGCCGGCCAGGCCGAAGAAATGGTCCAGGCCGGAGCCCCGACCACCGAGGTCATCGCCGCCGCCCAGCAGGCCATGGCCGATCTGCGCGACCTCGACGGCGAGACCAAGGGCTTCAAGCGGCTTGACCAATGGATGGGCGATGCCGCTGATCTGGTAGATGAGAAGCACCGCGGAGTCGCGCCAAAGTGGCCGGCCACTGGGCTCGACAAGCTGGACGAACTGGTCCAGGGAATCCGTCCGAAGAAGGTGACGGTGATCGCCGGTCTGCCCGGTAGCGGCAAGACCACGCTGGCCCTGCAGATCGCCCAGCACAACGCCGTCAAAGAGCGGAAGCCGTGGCTGGTGTTCTCCATCGAAATGCCTGGTGAGGAACTTGGGCTGCGCGCCATCGCTTCGTTGGGCGGGGTGGCGCTGCACAAGCTGGATAACCCGGTGCGGATGGGCGAGGACGACTGGGCGCGGATGGGGGCGGCTGTGGCTCAGGCCCTGGATGCCCCGCTGTTCGTCTGCGACGACCCAGTGCAAACCCCGGCGAGCATCCGAGCCACAGCGCGGCAGTGCCAGCGGGAGCACGGCCTGGCCGGGATCGTGGTCGACTATCTGACGCTGGTGCGCGGTGACCGCGCCGGCCGCAGCCGTAGTGAGGAGGTGGGCAAGATCAGCAAAGCCCTGCTGCAGCTGGCAAAGGAAATGGCCATCCCGGTCATCGAGCTGGCGCAGCTGAACCGCGAGTCGACCAAGCGGGTGGGGAAGAAGCCCCAGTCCAGTGACCTTCGCGACTCCGGCGAGATCGAGGCCGACGCCAGCTGCATCTTGATGGTGCACCGCGACATGGACAGCGAGGAGGGCCAGAACGGCCTCACCGAGATACTGATGACCAAGTGCCGCCACGCCCGCGTGGGCAGCTGCATCGTGCAGCAGGAGGGCCAGTACGGCCGTTTCGCCAACTTCTCCGGCTCAATGCCGAGCGACGACGAGATCGAGGCGGGGCGGGGCAGCTATGCCCAGCGTTACAAGGGAGGTGCCCATGAGCGGTTCTAGAACCCTGACGGTCACCCTCAGCGATGCCGAGATCCGCCGGCACGCCGCCGGGGATGCCAGGCAGTTGCGCGACACCCGGCACCGCGAGCTACGGTTCCGGTACTCAACCATCGATCGTTCCCGGGGTGCCTGGCACGTGGTGTTTCGCCAGGTCTGGGGCAAGGCCGGGGATTACCCTGGGATCAACACCAAGACCATGCTGGCCACGTTGCCGGCGATCCTGGCTCGCCGGGCAGCCGATGCCAATGCGAAGTCCACCACCACCAGCTGGACGACCGTGGGCGATGTGCTGGCGTGGTACCGCGACCGGATGAACCGAGACCGGGGGCTGTCGGCCAAGCGCAAGGCCAGCGCCAAGTCAGCCTTGGATCGCCACCTGGTACCGCGCCTGGGTCACTTGCCGCTGTCCGAGGTCAGCAAGCAGGCGGTCGACCAGCACCTGATGTGGCCAATGCAGGAGCGATACGCCCTGTCATTCGTGCGCTCGGTCTATGGCGTGCTCTCGGTCGCGTTCCGCCAGGCCATGCGGCTGGACCTGTTGCCGGCCAACCCGATGGCCGTGCTGAGGTTCACCGACTTCGTGCGAACCCGGATCAGGCCCAAGCCGGCCCGCTTGCGCGGGGATGATGTGCCGGGCCTGCTGGTGGTGCTGGCGGACCGCTTCGAGGCGGAGCCGGCGGGCTGCATGCTGGCCCTGATGATGTTGTGCCACGGCTCGCGCCTGGGTGAGACCCGGCTGGCGCGGTGGCGCAACGTCAACCTCGACGCGGGGCGCTGGTTCATCCCAGCAGGAGACACGAAGACCAAGGCCGAGCACACGCTGCCGCTCACTGCCCAGGCGCGTGCACTGCTGCGTCGGTACCAGCGTTTGCAGGCTGCCCAGGGCTACACCGGTCCGCTGCTGTTCCCTGGTGGCCACGGCGCGCCGGTGAGCCCGAGCAAGGCCAACACCTTGTTCACGGACCTGGCCCGGGGCGAGTGGTCGAGCCACGACCTGCGCAAGGTGGCCCGTACCGCCTGGACCGACCTTGGGGTGGACTACATGGTCGGTGAGCTGCTGCTGAACCACGCCATGAAGGACCTCGACGCCACCTACATCCACACCACCGCCGAAGCCCTGAAGCGTCGTGCCCTGGAGGCCTGGCATCAGCAGCTCGACCAGCAGGGCTTCGCGGCCATCCACGCCGGGACATTGCCGGGACACGAAACCAGTACCAGCGCGAGCCAAGCCAAGGATGGCGAGGGCTCCAGCGCATTACAGCATCCATCCCAAGGGAGGATGCACATTCAAGAATCCAAGCCGGGAGACGGCCATGAGTAACGTAACTGCGGCCCTGCCGCGCAAGAACCTGACCGCCGTCGAGCGGGAGTTCCTCAAGCAGGGCAACCGCATCCTGCTGGACCAGGCCAATGGCCGGATCGCTTCGGCCGCCCTGATGGATATCGTGGCCGACTGGCACGGTTCCCGAGCCGCGCAGGGGTTCGAACAGTTCGCCAAGGCCTGGATCATCCAGGGCGGCGCCAAGAACAAGCATGCCTACAAGCTCCTGTGCGAGCTGTTCGGCCTGGACACCGACCCGACGCCCCGGAGGGCTGCATGAAGAAACGGACTTATGTGGGCAAACCCTTGGGGGATACCGAGTGGCTGCTGGAGCAGTGGGGCAGCTGGCGGATGGATGGCATGGGGGTGCCGAGGTACGTGTCTCCATCCATCGGGGCAGCGGCTCCAGGTGGCGGTGTGGAGTACTCGCTGACTGACGACTCGGCCCTGATGATCGACTCAGTCGTGGCCAGGCTGACGAAGCGCAACCAGCAGATGGGCGACTTCGTCTGGCTGTACTACGGCGCCAAGTGGCCTTCGCTGCGGATCGGTGAGGCAAACAGGATGGCCGAGCGCAAGGCGTTTGAGATCATCAAGCAGGGTGTCGCCTGGGTTGATTCCGCGCTGGAGCACATTCGAGAGGCTGCGTAAAAAAGTTCTTTCCGGGCGGATAAACACCTGTTTTTATAGCAGCGTGTCCAGCTTGCAACGCAACGCGACACAGACAGACCCCGGCCATTGCGTCGGGGTTTTGTTTTTGGACACTATATGTCAAATTGACATTATCTGCCGCAAAGGAGCTAGATGATGTCGATTTACGAGGATTTGAAGGCTAAATACACTGAGGGCTGGCGGCTTGAGCTTCAGTACTGGAATGATCTTGTAAAACTCGCTCAGCGGAGCCGTCAGGATCTTGCGAAGTTCGTTGGAGTAGATCCGGCGGAAATGGTCACGATTGATGGCCAGTCACTACCTGTCGTTGAGATTGGTACGTATTTTGACAGGAAGTTCGAACACTGCAGCGCAAGTAGTCTGCCCCGCAATGGCAGGGAGCTGAAGGTTGCCCTTCGACTCAATTTCCCAATTGAAGTAGACCCTCCTCAAAAAGTGCAGCACGTGTTCACTTTTGAGCTGGTACAGGAGCAGGGTGCGTTCAAAGCGATTGACCGCGTTGACTTTGAGAGCAGGAAGTTTCTCGTGCCTGAATTTACAGACTTTTTCAAGCACCTCACGCAGTCGCTCTGAGGTGTCAAACAAGAGCCATGGGCCCGCCTAGTGCGGGCCTTTTTCGTTTCTGGAGATATGGATGGACCCGACCGACCTCGGCCCAGGCACAGCCACCTGGCTGACCGGCTCGGGCACCGTACTGCTGGGCGGCTTCCTCTGGCTGCGCAAATTCCTCTCCAAGGACGCCACAGACAGAGCCATGGATAACGCCGACATCGGCACTGTCCGGCGCCTGAATGAGCTGCTCGATTCCGAGCGAGAAGCCCGCAAGCTGGCCGAATCCCGCGCTGACCAGTTCGCGAAGGAGCGCAACGACCTTGCGGCAACCGTTGGGCGCCTGGAGGGCAAGATCGAAGCACTGACCAGCCAGGTCGGCCAGCTTACTGATCGAGTCACAGCCCAGAGCGAGGAGATCGCCCGCCTGCGCGGCAAGCTGGGAGGTAACTCGTGATGGACAGATGTGCATTGGAATTCATCGCCCGCCGGTGGTGGCGGCGCGCCGAGGTGTGGATCATCGCCGCGCTGTTGATAGCCGGTGGTGCTGTCCTGGGTTGGCAGTCGGCCTACTGGGCCATGGCCAGCACCCAGGCCAGCCAGGTAGCCCAGATCCGGGACGCCTACGATGCCGCCATGGCTGAGCGCGACAAGCGCCTGGACGAGCTGACCAAGCGAACCGACAACGCCGCGGCCAAGGCTTCGAAGGCCGCGACCACAGCAACCAAGGCCGCCGACAAGGCTGACGAGGCACTGAGCCGCGCCCAGCTGGAGAGCACGCAATGATCACCCTGACCGACATCAACCGCCGTCAGCACTTCCTCGCGCCGACCGCCATTGCCCGCGTGCAGGAGGCCGGCAGCAGCTCCCAGTGGCACGGCGTCTGCGCCATCGTCCACATGTTCGACGGCCAGGTGCTGGAGGTGCGTGAGCGTGCTGCCGATATCGCCAGCCAAGTCGGAATGCGGCGGACTGATCAATGAATGCCGTGCTGACAGAGCAGGAAGCCAAGGTTGCTCAGCTGCTCGCTGATGCATGGGATGAGTATCTGAAGCTGCCCATCGAGCACCCGCTTGAGCAGCATGAGTTCTGCATGGCTATTCACCAGGTGCAGGACATGGTGCTGGCCAGGTGTGGCCGCCGTGCGCTCAACCAACCCAGGAGCCGGTAACGATGGCCAGGCTCAAGACGCTCGGGGCTCGCATCACAGAGAGCGCAGGCTCGCGGATCAAGGTGGTTACCCCTGGCAGCTGGCGTAGCGGCATGACCAGCTCCCAGCGAGGCTATGACTACCGGTGGCAGAAGGCGAGAGAGCAGTACCTGCGCGACAACCCGCTGTGCGTCTACTGCGCCAAGCAAGGCCGGACCACTGCTGCGTTCATCGTTGACCACATCGTTCCGCACCGAGGCGACAAGCATCTGTTCTGGGACCAGGACAACTGGCAGTCGCTGTGCAAACCCTGCCACGACTCGGTGAAGCAGGCCGAGGAGCGCTCGGCCTGAATCGGCTCAGCCTAGCACCTCGACCTTTGCGGTTACCTCGAAGCCCGAGTAGCCCTTGGTTTGGAAATCGTCCCAGACCGTCTGCGGGTCAAAACCGATCAGTTGTTCCGAAGTATCGAACTCCCGACTTTGCTCAGTGACCTTCGGGCCTATCCACTGTTGAGCGGTGGAGGGCAGCTCGTCCAGGGATTTGTCCTCGGGTATAGCCAGGGCGCGGAATTTTTGGTGGTTGAAATAGACTTTCGCTTTGAACTTCATAACTCGTTTCCTTGAGTGATGGAGTCATCAGCGTAGCAGGCGGAAGCGAAAGGGGGGGGTGGTCAAAATATAGCCATTCTCATGTAGCTAGACCGCCTCCGACCCCACGTACAGATTTTTTTCCCCCACAGGATTTTTGTTAAATGGCTTTAACATCCCGCAAGCGCGCATTCATCGCAGCGCTGAGGGAAGGTGCGTCCAATCGAGACGCAGCTGTTGCGGCTGGCTATTCCGAGAAGACAGCGTCTGCGGCGGGCTCTCGGCTGGTCAAGGACAAGGACGTCGCGGCCGAGTTACTGAAGCTCCGCGCCCTCGGTCTTATGCCGGCAGATGTTAAAGCAGATGTTAAAGCGCGTGTTAAACCTGAGCAGGCGCCAAAGCCATCGACGCAAGCCGAGTCGGCGCCCGAACCACCGACCCCGAAGGACGAACCCGTCGACCGAGAGCCTGCCGGCTTCGACCTCATGCAGGCGCTGCTTCACCGCGACCCGAAGGACTTCCTGTTGTCGGTTATGAACGACCTGGAGTCTGAGCCGAAGCTGCGCGTCGATGCAGCCAAGGCGCTGATGCCATTCGTTCATCCCCGCAAAGGGGAGAGCGGCAAGAAGGACCAGGCTCAGGCCAAAGCTGAGCAGGCTGCCTCCGGCAAATTCGGCGCCCGCCGTGGCCCACTGCGATCGGTGAAATGATGGAGTGGTCAACCGCATGCCCCGACTGGGAGCAGCGCATCGTTGCGCGCCAAAGCCTGATCCCGTTCGAGCCGCTGTTCCCGGCTGAAGCCGAGGAAGCGCTCGATGTGTTCGGCGCCCTGCGAATGGTCGACGCCACCGGCAGCCCGCTGATGTGCGAGACAGTCCGCGACTGGGTGAATCAGTTCGTAGCCGCCATCTTCGGCGCCTATGACCCGGACGAGGGTCGGCGCATGGTCAGCGAGTTCATGCTGCTGATCAGCAAGAAGAACGGCAAGTCGACCATCGCGGCGGGAATCATGCTCACCGCCCTGGTCCTCAACTGGCGACCATCCGGTGAGTTCATCATCCTGGCGCCGACGAAGGAGATCGCCGACAACTCCTACATCCCGATCCGAGACATGGTGCGGGCGGACGAGGAGCTGGACGCCCTGCTCAAGGTTCAGGACCACTTGCGCACGGTCACCCACCGGCAGACCAACGCCACGCTCAAGGTGGTGGCGGCCGACAGCGAGACGGTGTCGGGCAAGAAGGCGATCGGCGTTTTCGTTGATGAGCTGTGGGTGTTCGGCAAGCGTGCCAATGCCGAGGCGATGTTGCGGGAAGCCACTGGCGGCCTGGCCTCTCGTCCCGAGGGCTTCATCATCTGGGCAACTACCCAGTCCGATGCGCCCCCGGCAGGTGTCTTCCGGCAGAAGCTGATGTACGCCCGCAAGGTCCGGGACGGCGAGATCATCGACAAGTCGTTCCTGCCGGTGCTCTACGAGTTCCCGAAAGCGATGCTCGATGCCGGTGCCCACCGGGAATTCGCCAACGCCTACATCACCAACCCCAACCTGGGGCTGTCGGTGGATGAGCCGTTCATTGAGCGGGGCTATGCCCAGGCCCAAATGGACGGCGAGGAGTCTTTCCGTGGCTTCCTTGCCAAGCACCTCAACGTCGAGATCGGCCTGGCCCTGCTTTCGGACCGCTGGGCCGGCGCTGACTACTGGGAGCGGCAGGCCTCGGACGACTGCCGAACATTGAACGACCTGCTCGAGCGCTGCGAGGTGATCGACATCGGTATCGACGGCGGCGGCCTGGATGACTTGCTTGGCTTCGCCGCTGTCGGGCGTGAGCGGGACACCCGGCGCTGGCTGACCTGGACCCACGCCTGGGCACACCCGTCCGTGCTGGAGCGGCGCAAAGCAGAGGCACCGCGCATCCGCGACTTCGCCAACGACGGTCACCTGACTCTGGTGGAGCGGATTGGTGATGACGTCGACCAGATCGCTGAGCTGGTTGCCCAGGTGGAGGAGGCCGGCCTGCTCGATCAGGTGGGTCTCGACCCTGTCGGCATCGGCGCCATCCTCGACGCCTTGGAGGCCCGCGGCATTCCTCGCGAGAAGATCGGCGGCGTGAAGCAGGGCTACACGCTGGGCGGCGCGATCAAGACTGCTGAGCGGAAGCTGGCCGAGGGCGGCCTGTGGCACGGCGGCCAGCCCATGATGGCCTGGTGCTGTGGCAACGCCCGTGTCGAGCCACGCGGCAACGCAATCCTCATCACCAAGCAGGCCAGCGGCTCGGCAAAGATCGACCCGCTGATGGCGCTGTTCAACGCCGTGACGCTCCTGGCTCTCAACCCGGAAGCCCAGGGCGGAATGGCTGACTACCTGGATAACGGGTTCTTCGGACTTATAGGCTGACCATGGCATTCAAATGGTACAACCCCATGACCTGGGGCTTCTTCGGCTACACCGACCCGGCGACGGGCGAGTATGTCGAGGTTGACCTTGAGGTCGGTGGCAAGCGCACCAAGGCCGGCGTGCGAGTCACCGTCAAGACGGCCCTGTCGATCAGCATGGTCTGGTCCTGCGTCAAGATCCTTTCGGAGTCGCTGAGCGGTTTGCCGCTCAAACTGTACGAGGACAAGCAGGGCA